TTTATACCCTATCTTTTTGCAAATTTCATTAGCCTTTTTAAAGCGGCATGTTGAAACTTTTTCAGATGTGGCCACCCTTAATAAACGCTCATAAGTAATACCTAACTCGACGCAAATTTGCTCGTTAGAAAACCCTCCCTTTCCGTGAAAAGCCTTAATAAATCTTGGTGAGTATTTTAGCAAATTTTGAATATTATGCTTTTTGTAAATATAATAAACCACCTCAGCTCTTATATTATTTTTAAAAGCTATTTGGCTTGCGCTTGAAATGCTAGCCAATTTAATGAGTTCGCTTTTATCTATTTTGCTCAATCTGCTCATGAAATATTGTATTTAGATCTCCTCCCTCCTGTATCCATTTGGTGCAGGTAGATTCAACGATTTTTATTCTTTTTAATAATGCTGTTTGATGAAATTTTGAAGCATTTACAGTTTGAAAATCAACACCACATTCTTTTTTAAAATCTTCAAATCCTTTTTCATCTTTTAAATAAGGCCATATTGAATGCGGTGGCTCGGCAACTAAATAATAACATTTATCAACTCCCCAGACCAGCATCTCGGTTTGTACTTGCCAAAAGTCTGCGCTTTTTTCATCTAATAAATTAAACATCCTTTCATAATGAGTTTCCCAATTATTGCAGGCTTTTATCTCAATTACAAATTGACCATCCTCTGTTATTCCATCGCTTGAAGCTCCTAAGGTTTTAACTTCTGGATGAGTTATAAAATCAACTTCTTTAATTTTTTGACCAATTAAACCTTCTCCAATTTCGCAAATAAAGGGCTCCACCTTGGTTCCATATTGCATTTCTTTTGATGAAGCTGTTTCTATATACCTTTGAGTTTTACGTTCCATAGCACGACTGTAAACGTACTTTATAACTCCTTTTGAAAACTCGTAAACTTTAGCATCGTCTGACCATGACATTCTAGCACCTTTCGGGCTACAGGACATTATATTTTTAATTTTACTTCCAGTCCAATTACCTAGTCTTTTTTTATGCCAATCATCGGTTCTTTGCAAAGCTTTTACCTGTGGCTCGGCTATATCTGGCAAATTTAAAACTATACTGCTTTTTTTAACTTTCTTGAATGAAAGATTGTTTTCTGTTTCCATTAGCTTTCTTTTTTTTCATGAGTTTTTGGCGCTGCATCTTCTTTTTTCTTTGCCTTACTATAACTAAAATCATTGGCAAAATCCCTGTTTAAGTTTCTTCCGAAAATATTTGAAAAGTCAGTTAACGCTTCACTTTTTGCCGCGTTCTTTGCTGATCTCGCTCCGTATTCCAAAGAGTTACCAGCTTTAGTCATCACCCTTGCCGCTACTCCTGAAATTGTGCGGTGTTCTGCGTGCGGGTAATCTGGCAAAACGTTTATTTTAACCTGAGCTAAAATCTGATTTCCATTTACTTCGATTTGCGTGTCTACAATATCAAACTCCCTAAAAAATAAATCAGCCAAAGCCTCCTGTATTCCGACTGGAATATAACTGCTGGATTTACTACCAGACAAATCTCTGTTTTTTATCCATTTCACGCTAGGAGCCTCTTGCATTGCTTCCTTCCATTCTTTGTGGTTAGCGAATCGGTATTCTGCTGTTGTTTCTTTTGTCATTTTTGTTTTTATTAAAGGGGCGGTTAAGCCCCGTTTGGTTATTAAGCTTTCTCTAGGTCTGATCTCATTTCATTTGTGATTGGGTAATCAGTTACACAAATAAACTCGCCATCTATCATGCAAGCGGTTAATATTCCAAAATCAGAAGATCCAGAAACTCTTTTAGTTTTTCTTTGAGTTTCTAAACTTATCATTTGATCAATAAATTTAAAATCTTGTGTCGTTGCTGCTGTTGTAATTATGTTAGTTCCCATGTTAGTTTTTTTTAGCTTTATTGCTTGTACAAATATAATATATAAGAAAGCTTTATAAACTACTATTAACAAAGTTTTAAGAATTAAATTTATCCTCAATATCGCAAACCAAAATTTGCTCATGCATCAATAGTATTTTAAACTCATCCTTATCCATATCCTCTTTTATGCAGTAATTTTTTTCCTCAATAATTCCTTTAGAATTAATACACCAAAACGGATGTCCAACTTTCATTTTAAATACTCTACTTTTTTTATCAGCCTTAAAATGACTGAATTCGATAAAGTCTTTAGAGGTTGCAACCTTTAATTTTAATTCAATTTTATGCTCCATGGTTGTTTTTTTTAGCGTTTATTATTTTTATTGGCGCGCTTGCTACCTATTAATACCTGGCCCCATAATCGCTTGCAATTTTAAATAAACTTCCGAGGCTTGTTTTGTTCATCTTCTTACAACTGTCATATTTTTTATCACATTTTTTTGCGTCATAATTTGCATGATGTTTACTGATGTTATGAAAATAACCTCTTCCGTTTTCACCAAATTCACCTTGTAAAGCTCCAGCTATTTTTATCCAGTCTTCATAATTGGATGTAATATCTAAAGAAAATTTATTTATCTCATCAATCAATTTGTCCACTTTCTCGCTTTCGCTTGTAATTGTATAATTGTTGTATGCCCCTTTTGCTGCTTCTTTTGGTAGGTTTAACGCTTTAGCTTCTGGATTGTGATAAGCCTCACTATCAAAACTAAAAAATCTTAAACGGGCGTAATCTTTACAACTTTGATCGATGTTAATTCCTATCTTTTTTAATGCGGCCTCAAAGTATTCAAAATATTTATCCAATTTTTCTGTATCGCTTATTTTCATTATTGCATAGACGCCATCAATAGAAGTGCTATACCCTGTGTAATAGCAGCATGGATGATTCATAAACAGTTCTTTTACTAATAACATAGAGATACACTGATTTGTTTTTCTATCAATGTCTAAACAAATAAAAGGCATCTTTTCAACTATATTCTTTTCCTCCCTCCACCTTGAAAACCTAGCGGAAACCGTAATGCATGGCAACGCTTTTTTATCCTCTTTGCTAAAGCTGTTGCGGTAATTATCGATTGATTTCTTTAGTCTACCTTTTGGCTTAATGGTATGCCTTAACCAATCATCTAAATCATAATCATGAGGAACGTTGCTTCTTACGTTTTCAAAAATCGAAATTTTATACATCTTTTGTGGGTTTGCTTGCTTAGTTTAATTCCCCCTTATTCGGGGGTTTTAAATTATTAAAATAAACTTTCTTGCTTTACCTTTTCATTAAACCTTTTTTCAGCGTCTTTCATGTTTAGTTTCGCTTGCTTAAAGTAACTATCTTTTAACTCAATTCCAATAGCTTTTCTTCCCATAGATACAGGACTATAAACCTCACTACCAACGCCCATAAATGGCGTTAAAACAACTTCATCAGGATTTGAGTATAATTCAATTATTCTATCAATAACGTCTAATTGCAAAGCATGAACATGCTTCTCGTCGTCCTCTTCTCTGCTATCCTTAAACGGTAGCACGTTATCAATTCGAATATCATCCCAAACACTAGAGGCGTAACGTTGCCATATATAATGGTTTAGTTTTGTTATTTTATCATCTTCATTTATGGTTTGCAAATGATTCCAAAGTTGTTCAGCATTTAATTTAGAATCATTTGCATTATTCCAAGCTCTTAAAATGTTTGGTAATATTGGAATTTCTCCAGCGTAATGATTAATTCCAAAAGGATGAGTTACTGGGACTTCGTTTTCTCCTTTTTTAGTAAAAACTAAAACATAATCTGGCATAGCCGTAAAACATTTTGTAGAATCTTCAACTATAAATTTGTGCATTAAAGACTGAACCATAGTTCTCATTCTTACTTTTAGAGGCTCTTTCCATATTGTAATTCTGTTTCGATATTCAAAACCATACTTTGCATGGATCCTTATTATTTCGTTTGGAAAATCCCAAAGCCTACAAGTATTATCAAAAATATCAGTAGCATGAACGGCGGTTATACGTCCTTTTTTTGTAACCCTGGAAATTTCTTTTATTAGAAATTCATATTGTTCTAAAAATTGTTCTTTTGATTCGCAATTGCTAAAGTCGTTTTCACTAGAACTGTAATTATACAATCCTGCAAATGGAGGCGAATAAACCGATAAATCAATACTTTCATTTTCTAAGGTTGGCATTACTAACATACAGTCGCTGTTATAAATTGCGTAACGATCTGTAATAATTTGCTCTTTTACTTTGCTCATAATTCTAAAATTTAGGTTTAATTAATTCTTTGTCAAAATCTTTTTTTAAGTCTATAAATTCAGTATTTACATTTTTTACTAAATTCCTATGCAGCTCAATAGCTTTTTTTGTCTTTTGTTCTAAAGCTTCTAATACTCTAGTTTGCCCATCTGATATAACCATATCAATAGTTACATCCCTTTTTTGCCCAAACCTCCAAAACCTTCTTATCGCTTGATAATACTGTTCATAGGAATATGTAGGAAAAAATACAGAGTGGTTGCAATGTTGCCAATTTAAACCCATACCAGTCATTTTAGCCTTTGTTATTAATCTTTTAATTTCACCATCTGCAAAAGCTTTTAATATTTCTTCTTTTTTATCAAGTGACTGACTACCTATAATTTCAACGGCTTCACTGTCATTTAATCTTAATATTTTGCTTTCTTCATTTCGATTAACCCAATAAACAGAGGTTTTATCTTTAGCAAGATCTAAAGCTTTATCACATCTACTTTGAATAGTTTGTTTTACTTCGGTTCTAACCTCATTAAATCCTTTAGCGGGCCTGTTAAACATTTCAATTTGTCCATCAATTTCTAATAAACTCTCATTTTTAACTACATGCTTATTAGTAATTAATTCAGGCAAAATATATCGCTCATCTGAAAAACCTAGATCGCTAGGCATTTTAACCATTATAGACCACTGATTAACCCATGCAAAAAAATCATTTTCCGCGTGTGGTTTTAAATAAAACTTTTCTCCAATGTTTTTAGTATCTGAGCTGCTTTGGTTATTCTTAAAGAATTTACCTAGCATGTCCATATAACCCATATATCCCAAAGCTTCGCTACTTGTACCTAATTCAATAAAATCATTAGGCGAAGGTGTGGCGGTGCTTAAAAATCTATATGGGATTTTTTTTACAAAACTCGTTATTTGGTTTTTTATTTTGCCATCAAAGTTTTTTAATATCGAACTTTCATCACAAATAACCCCTTCAAAATCTTTACTATCAAAATAATGTAATCGCTCGTAATTACAAATTACTATTTTTTTAGTATGTTTTCCATCTTTTGAATATTCAATATCATCAATACCAATCTTTTCAGCTTCTAATATAAATTGAAAAGCAACGGCTAAAGGTGTTAAAATCAAAACCTTTCTATTAGTATGTTGAACTACATTTTGAGCTATTGATAATTGAATTAAAGTCTTTCCTAGTCCAGTGTCCGCAAAAACTCCAATACGTCCTTTTCTAACTGCTTTTTGTATTATGTGTTTTTGAAAGTCAAATGCTATATCTGGTATGTAATTTGCTTCAAAACCAAAATCTCCTAAAAGATGCTTCTTTGATTTAATAAATTTTTCGTAATCTGATTCCATTATTATTTTTTTAAGTTGTTCAAATTTAAGTATTTATGAAACTTTTCTTTTGCCACAAAAAGGATAAGTTCTTGTATAATAACTTTGACCCTTTTTAATAACTTTGCCCTTTTTAAATTCTATATCCTCCAAGGCTTCGAAATCCATTCTGCTGTAATATCCAAAAACTTCTCTTTCTGGTTTATCGCAATCTTTAATTCCTAAATACCTTTCATCTACCCAATACTCTTTAAAATATCCAAAAACCTCAAAAAGCTGCTTTGCTCCTTTGCTTTCATTGTTGTATTTTGATATTTTGGAATCTCCTATTGGCTTGCTTTGTGGTGAATTTGTCATGATGCTTTATTTTTTTTAGCGTTATTGCTTATACAAATATAAGTTAACTATGATGTTTTAAAACCATAGTTAACAAAGTTTTAAGGCTTTTTAAATATTAATATGTTTTGATGAACTTTTACTAATTTTTGAGATTTCATATTTCCATTAGCTCTCATGCTAGCGCTTGCAATTGCATTTAATAAA